GCCAAATCCTGAGACGCTAATCCGCAAAAACCAGAAAAAGATCCAGTTATCAACGCCATACCGCAACACCTACGGCACGCGGACATCGTACTTCTTGTTGTATGCACGCCCAGCGAATGAGAATCCAGATGGATCAGCGCGTTGGGAGTTTCTCAAGATGTTTTGCGTCAAAGGCAGCTCACCTGTTAATCAGTACAATTTTATTCGCGTGTTCCACCCCAAACGCGAACGCTACGAATTTCGCATCCGGCCGATCACGTCTGGCGAGCAGGTTTATACAAGCGACCCGAATGCTGAGGTTTGGCAGCTGGATGCAACTGCGCCTTACAGCGAAACGAGCATAGATACTGAGTACGGCACATTTCTCGTCGGAGCAAAATTTAGAACCATCATCAACAACTCGGCCTGGTCGCTGAAAGAGATGATTGACCGCCCAAGCCGTTTCGGTCAAGCAACGACCGTAACAATCAGCGGCAAGGGCGAAGAGCCTAGAAGCGTCAGCTATCAAGGCTTGGTCGAATATGGCACTAATAACTACGCGAACAATTTTAAGGAAAGCAACGTATGGTCTATCAAGGCTGGGTTGGATCCCTTTTACAACAACCTGGGCGAAGGCGCGACCCATAAATTTCAGATCACCTATACCGACGCTGGGCAAGGCATTAGCGGAAACCGTGAAGTTGTGCTGGAAATAAAACTAAAGTCTTACAAGCAAAGCCGAGCGCAGGCTACTGATGGACGCAATCTTTGGTGGCGCGTGGTCCGTGTTGAGGTTATTAGCGGTTCGGGTAACTGGGCTGATGGCAATGTGTTCCGCAAGCAAAACTTCTTTGATGGTTTTGGCAATAACTGGCAAGCTATTTTTCGCGTAGACGGAATCAAGGAAAGCACCATTTCAATCCCCACTACAATTGGCCGCAAGTTTGAGGAGTATCCAGGCATTGCTGAGGTGTCGCACTACGGCGACTTGATTAAGCGCTCTTGCGACGATGGTCCAGAGCACGAAATCGTATACGTCAATGAATCGCTAGAGGAAAGCATTATTCCGCAGTATGAAAACTTGGCAATGGCGGGCTTGAAGCTTAAGTCTGGCTTCAATATCAACAACGTCGATCAGCTGCACCTCTACATCAAAAATGGCGTGGAAATTGAGCTGCTTACAGATGGAGGCACTGGCCCCAGCAACCTGTTCACAGATCTTGCCTACTACCTGCTGACCAACAGCGACATTGGCGTTGGTGGCATCATTTCATCTGAGCTGATCGACCGCGAACAGCTTGCTGCAACTGGTCGTTACTTGCGGGCGAATGGTTTGTGGTTTGATGACGTGATCAGCGAGGGCATCAACGTTCGCTCTTACTTGGCCAGCAAAGCGCCGTCGATGCTATGCAACCTATCCAGCAAAAATGGCATCTTTTCAATCGAGCCGGCATTGCCGATCAATGGCAACAACGTCATCGACGGCACCATTGCCGTACCGATCAAAGCCATCTTCACCGACGGCAACATCATTGAAGACAGTTTCAGCTTGGATTACCTCGGGCTAGAAGAGCGCAAAATGTTCCAAGCTGTCATCCTTTACCGCAAGGAACGCCAGAATGAGTTTCCAGAAGATCGCACGATCACTGTGCGCTACAAAGAGGACATTAGCAAACCATTTGAAGAGTTCGAGATGTCGCATGTGACATCAACAAACCATGCGATTAAAATTGCCAAGTATTTCCTGTCATTGCGCAAGCATGTGACGCATTCCATCACGTTCAAGACACTGCCAGATGGTAATGCACTGCAACCTGGCGACTGGATTAAGGTCGCAACAGCAAGCAATCCGTACAACCCTGTTGCCAATGGTGTCGTCAAAGACGATGGCACTGTTATCAGCACCGAACCTTTGACCGCTGGGTCGTACTCGGTGTTCTACTGGGATCGCAGCAGCAGCACTATTGATGAAGGCACACTCGATATTGCGGCTGATGGCACAGCATCAAACCTGCGCGGTACCATCTTCTCCGTTAAGAGCAGCACCGAATCGAACTACATGAATGTGTACCAAATCGAAGCGCTGGACATTGATCAAGATGGCATTGTTGGCATCAAAGCCACTGAGTTCCCGGTGGACAGCAACGGCCGCAGTATCATTGCTCAAGACGTAACACCGCGTTCTGGTCAGTTTGACGTGATCGCCGACGTGCTCGACTGATGGCCTTTCCTTCCTACGCCCCAAGCAGCCGCAGCTTCAGCGCTGGCGATTACGCCTACAAGACCTTCCAGTCGCAAAGCGGCAAAGAGGTGCGCATCCTATACGGCGACAAGCGCACCGGCATGACGCTGGATCTCGGCTACAGCAATATCTCTGACACCAAAGCCGACGACTTCATTGCTCATTACGACGAAGTAAAGGGCGGCTTCACGGCGTTCACGTTGCCTGCTGCGTTCCGCACGGGTTGGGGCGGTAACACAGCAGCTATCGACGCAGCAACCGGCAACCAATGGCGCTACAGCGACCCGCCGACGATCACATCTGTGCGACCTGGTATCAGTAGCGTTACAGTGAGACTGGTGGGCGTGCTCTGATGGCCAAGGTTTACACGGGCCGCGATGGCCGCCTTCTAATTGACGGCATCGAGCAGATCAAGGTCACCAACTGGCAGTTGACCGGCAGCCTTGAGATGCTGGAAACCACCAGCCTCGGTGAGTCGCAGCGCACCTATACGCCTGGCGTGCAGGAATTTAGTGGTAGCGCCACGCTGCTGTATTACAACGATGGCACTGGCCGCAATGATGCAGCGCTTGCACTGAAAAAGGTGCTGCGCATTAGTGGCGTCACCGAGGGCGACACTGTAGACATGCGCTTGCGGTTGGTTGAAGGCAGCGCTAATCATGACGTGCGGCTCACCACCTATATCACAAACGTCAGCTTTGGCGCCAGTGTTGGTGAAGTCAGCTCTGCGCAGATCAGCTTCCAAGGCACCGGAGCACCGACCGAGGTGACGATCTGATGGGCGTTTATCTCGGCAATATCGGCAATGTTGAAATCGCTAGGCGTTCTATCGAGGACGGTTTAGCAAGCATTGTCAACCCATCTGATGTCAACGCAAGCCGCAATCGGTTTAGCTTTGATTTTGATGAAGGTTGTTTAATCAGTGGCGACTTTGTTGAGATCTCTAGTACAGATGGCACAACGCTTGATTTTGTTAGCGCAAGCGGCTGGAGCGATAACACCGTCTACGAAAGCGGCAACTGGTTTATTTTTATTGATGAGCTAGGTGGTATCCGGCTTTACGACAATTTCGATGACAGCCTAGAAGGCAGCACCGCTGGCTTGGTGCCACTCGCTGCAATCGCACGCGACATACCAATTTTCGTCAAAGTACAAGATCGCGGCGGGCGCTTACTCGCTCGCGTCATTGACTACGAACTAAATACAAACCGAGAAATCGTAGACATTACAGCACTCAGCGACCGCTACCGCAAGCAATACAGCAGCCTCATCACAGGCTCTGGCCAAATTACCGCGCAGTGGGATTACGTCAACGAGGCCGGTCAGGAACCAGTGCATTACTTGATGCAGCTGGTATTGCGCACTGAAATAGGCTCTGGCTTGCATATCAAGCTGTATGTCAAAAGTGCAAATACTGATGCGTCTGGCGGACCATTTGCTGCAAGTCAACTCAACGACTCCCTGTGGTGGGAGTTCGATGCACTGATCACTAACAGCGCCACCAGTTTTGCGCCAGGCGACATTATCGTTTCAACGATTGATTTTGTTGCCACTGGTTCGATTAAGCTTAGAGCGCGAACGACAATCCCAAGCCGCTTGCTGCAAGAGGCTGGTGATCCAATTCTGCTGGAGCAAGGTGGTTACCTACTACTCGAAGGCGAAGACGCCGCCTAAGATGGTTGCAATGAGGTAGCACGCACAATGGCCGACCTGCGGATCAGCGAACTACAAACGCTTGCAGGCGCCAACCTTGCAGCGGGCGACTACATGCCGTTGGCGGATGTCAGCGCTAGCGAGTCGCGCAAAATCACCGTTACCGATTTTCTTGGCAATGCCGTAACGCTGCTGGCGGATGACACCATCCCAAGCGGCAAGATTCTTTTCGGTAATAACACCATCCCCGGTGCATCACTTGAAAATGCGTCCGTAACAGCAACGCAACTTGCCGCTGGCGCTGTCACTGCCGCCAAGCTTGCTGATTTTTCGTCGGTTGATTTTGTTTCATCGCTACCGGCTACTGGCGCATTTCGCGGTCAACTTGCACTGGATACGATCACGCTTGCTGTCTACTGCTGGAATGGCAGCCAATGGCAAGCAATCAAAGCCGCTGGTTCCGTCAACACGATCATCGGGGGAACGACCGGCATCATCAACATCACCGTTTCGCAAACGGATGATACGGTCACAATCGATACGACATTAGATGACACCACTGCAGCGGCACAATTTCTTGCTGGTCCTACCGGCAGCGGTGGATCGGTTACTTACCGCGTCATTGCGGCAGCAGATTTGCCGACCGCGAGCACTACAGCAAAAGGCGCAGTCAGTGTCAACGGTAATGGCTTGACACTATCCGGCGATCAGCTGCAAATCGACAACACCGTCACGCCAAACACGGCTCAGTTTTATCTTGTCGAATACGATGCCAATGGCCTTGTAACCGGCGGCCGCGCAATTACCGGCGCTGATCTGCCGCCTGCGCAAGTTGGTGTTATCGGCGCTGTTTCGCCCGGCACTGGTCTATCGGTCAACACTAACGGTGAACTGAATCACACCAATGCTGTTGACATTGGCACTTACACAAAAGTCACGGTTGATGCGCAAGGTCATGTAACAGCTGGCGACGTACTTGCGGCAAGTGATGTTCCAAGTCTTGACGCATCAAAGATTGATTCTGGTCAATTCACAAGTGATCGCTACGGCGATAACAGTGTAACCGGCGTCAAGCTTGCCAATTCGTCTGTTACGCAAATTGGTGGCGCTGACAGCACTGCTGGTGTTGTCACCTTCCCAACCGCTGAATTTACTGGGCAGTATTTCTTCGATGCAATCAATGGTGATCTATATCTATGGGACGGCAACGCATGGCAGCCGATCACAATCACGGCTGGCGAAATTATTTATGCCGGCACTTTTGACGCCTCTGCTGGCTCCGGCGTTGGACAGGTTGCATCGGTAACGACTGCAGGGCAAGCCATCGGTTTAACAGTTGGTAGCGCATTGCCAGCAGCAAGCGAAACCAACAATCGTTACTACTTGGTGGTGAGTGTTGGCGGCACCATCACAAGCGGTAATGCGCCTAATGTTGCGCTTGCTGCGCCGGACATGATCCTGTCCAACGGCAGCAGCTGGGAAGAAATCGACGTTTCAACGTCAGTAACTGGTGCCACGCAGGCAAGCAACATCACAGTTACACCTGCTGGTGGAGTGCAATCCACCAACGTACAAGCCGCACTCGAAGAGCTTGATACAGAAAAGATTGGCGCAGCTGGCGCCACGATCACTGGTGAGCTGCTTATTGGCACCACTGGTGCATTGGCATTTGAAGGCAGCTCTGCTGATGCGTATGAAACATATCTTGCAGTAGTCAACCCCACTGCAGATCGCACGATTACATTCCCGGATCGCAGCGGCACGGTCATCACAACCGGAGACACTGGCACGGTTACTAATGCAATGCTGGCCGGCAGTATTGCATTTAGCAAGCTTGCAACAGTTAACAGCGGCAATGTACTGGTAGGAAATGCCAGTAATGTTGCTGCGTCGGTTGCAATCAGTGGTGACATCACGCTTAGCAGTGCCGGTGTTGTTGATATTTCTGCTGGCGCAATCGTCAACGCTGACATTAACGCAAGTGCCGCAATCGCCTTCAGCAAGCTTGCCGCATTGAACAGTGGCGCAATCCTGCTTGGTAATGCCAGCAACGTAGCCACTGCTGTGACACTAACGGGTGATGTCACCATCAGCAACGCAGGTGTAACCAGCATTGCGAGTGGTGTCATCGTTAATGCTGACATCAACGCCAGTGCCGAAATTGCCGTCAGCAAACTTGCTGATGGTGCAGCCCGTCAGTTGCTTCAGACCGATGCAGCTGGAACCGGGGTTGAATGG